CTCTACGAACGCAGAGGAGAGTGGTTCAAATGCACACCGGAGCAGGCCAGAGTTGTCGTCTCTAGTACAGCGGAAGAGTACAAATGAAAAACACGTACAACCTAGTGAACGACATCTACAGCCTAGTGTCTACCAAAGAGGTAGCCGAAGGAGTAGACATCGAGAGCTGCATCGAGCTGTTCGGTGAGAACGTGAAGGACCTTATGCGTAAGGAGTTCACAGAGGTCCGAGACGACTCGCGTAAGCTGCGTATGTCTAACATTGGGCGCGATGAGCGTTTCCTGTGGAATGTGTACAACGACGTTGACAAAGGGGAAGACATACAGCCTCCTACGTACGTCAAGTTCCTCTACGGGCACCTCATTGAAGAACTGCTACTGTTCCTCACAAGAGCTGCTGGTCACAAGGTGACAGATGAGCAGAAGAAGTGTGAGGTCAATGGCATCAAAGGGTCTATGGACTGTAGGATCGACGGGATTGTGACTGACGTGAAGTCTACTTCCACCTTCGGTTTTAAGAAGTTTAGAGACGGTACTCTGGCTTATGACGACCCTTTTGGGTACATAGGTCAGATCAAGGGCTACGCTCACTCAGAAGGTGAAACCAAGTTTGGCTGGCTGGCAATGGACAAACAGAATGGCTACCTGACTTACCTACTGTACGACTCAGAGGACACACAAGCTCCTGTGTACGACCTAATATCCTATGATATGGAGGAAAGGATCGAACGCATAAAAAAGCTAGTGGAGCAGGAGGAGCCACCCGAGGCATGTTACGAGCCTATCGCAGATGGAAAGAGTGGAAACCAGAAACTCGCCATAGGATGCTCCTACTGCTCTTACAAAAAACAGTGCTGGCCTACCGTAAGAGGGTTCGCATATTCATCAGGTCCACGTTATTTAGTAGAGGTAAAATATGAGCCGAAAGTCCAAGAAATCGAAGTTTCGTAGTATTTTTGAGGAAGAAACTGCGAAGGTACTGGAGGGGTTTGAGTACGAGCCTTTTACGGTTCCTTACACTACCCACCGCAACTATAGGCCGGACTTTGTACACATGGCTAGTGACACGCTAGTCGAGTGTAAGGGGTTCTTCAGAGAAGGAGACACTCAGAAGTACAAAGCAGTCAGGGACAGCCTAGAGAGCTACCAGAGACTTGTGTTTGTTCTTATGGGTCCTAACAAGAAAGTCAGGAAGGGTTCTAAAATGACAATGTCTGAATGGTGTGAGAAAGAAGGTCTTTCGTGGTACACATTAGATACACTAGAGGAGTTGATAGAAGATGTCTCTAACAATGGAAGAAATTAAGGAACGTCTGCTACGGACTTACGACCCTGAAGACTTTTTGGAAACACTGGAGATAACCTCTGAGGAGCTTCTGGACAGATTCGAGGACAAACTGATAAACAGACTAGAGTACTTTGCCGAGGAGTTAGCATTTGAAGAGGAGGACGAAGATGAGTATTGACCTAGCGACACCTGAAGAATGGGACGCAGTTAGTAAACCAAAGCACTACAACCAAGGCGGTACAGAGGCCATTGACTACATCAAGCAGCAGTTAGGAGACGGCATTATTGACTACTGTGAGGGAAATGTGATAAAATATTTACACAGGTGGCGCTACAAGAATGGCTTACAGGACTTGCAAAAGGCTCAGTGGTACTTAAACAAAATGGTCAAAGAACAGGCGGTGCTGGAATGAAAGTAATAGAAGGGGCTTTCGGAGGAAACAAGCAGGACACAGACAGGATCAACGTGCCTGAAGTGTTTAAACTCATAACGGAAAACGAAGACTTGAGTTCTTACAGGGACGCTCTCTGTATCATCAAGTCCGAAGAGTACGTCATGGTTTCCACTAACATGGACACGTACGAGCTGGCTTTCTTATTAGACCAGTTAAAACTATCGTTACTAACAGGAGGAGAATACGAATTATGATGGACGCATATCAACAGTACATACACAAGTCCCGGTACGCTAGGTATCTACCAGAGGAACAACGACGGGAGACATGGGTAGAAACCGTGAACCGTTACTTGGACTTCTGGGTTTCAAAGGGTAAACTCACGGAGAAAGAAGCCTTGGAGCTTTACGTCCCTGTGCATGACCTAGGCGTTATGCCCAGCATGAGGGCGCTTATGACTGCCGGGGAAGCCTTGGACAGAGACAATGTAGCTGGGTTTAACTGCTCCTACCTACCTATAGACCACCCTAAAGCCTTCGACGAAATGATGTACATCCTTATGTGTGGAACTGGGGTGGGCTTCAGCGTTGAACGTCAGTACATCAGTAAGCTGCCTGAAGTAGCAGAGGAGTTCCATGATACAGATACCGTTATACACGTCGCTGACAGCAAAATTGGATGGGCTAAAGCATACCGAGAACTTATCGCAATGCTCTTTAGCGGTCAAGTACCAAAGTGGGACGTGTCTGGAGTTAGAGCTGCGGGGGCAGCCCTTAAGACTTTCGGAGGTCGAGCATCTGGTCCAGAACCTCTTGTTGATCTGTTTCACTTCACGGTCGATGTTTTCAGATCCGCTGGAGGTCGAAGACTTAGCTCCATTGAGTGCCACGATATATGCTGTAAAATTGCACAGATCGTCGTTGTCGGAGGGGTTAGAAGAAGTGCTCTCATCAGTCTTAGTAACCTCACTGACGATAGGATACGTCGAAGCAAATCAGGGCAATGGTGGGTAGATAATCCCCAGCGTGGCTTGGCTAACAACTCAGCCTGCTACACAGAGAAGCCTGACTTTGAAGCCTTCTTGAACGAGTGGAAGTCTCTGTACGAGTCACGCTCAGGGGAACGAGGTGTCTTTAGTCGTGTCGCTAGTCAGCGCCAGGCTGAAAAGAATGGACGCAGGGACGCTACCTTTGACTTCGGGACTAACCCATGTTCAGAGATTATCCTGAGACCTTACCAGTTCTGTAACTTGTCGGAAGTAGTGGTGCGAGCTAATGACACCTTGGAAAGCCTACGGCTGAAGGTACGAGCTGCTGCTATCTTAGGTACATTACAGGCAACCCTGACTGACTTCAGGTACTTGCGTAAGATCTGGAAGGACAACACAGAAGAAGAAGCGTTACTAGGGGTGTCACTAACTGGCATCATGGACCATCCAGTTATGTCAGGGAGGAAAAACAGTGAAGATCTACAGTACTGGCTCACTCAGCTTAAAGAGGAAGCTATTGAAACTAACCGTGTTTGGGCTAAACGCCTTGGCATCAATGTTAGCACTGCCATTACTGCTGTTAAGCCTTCCGGTACTGTATCTCAGTTGGTCGATAGCGCGTCTGGCATCCACCCTAGATATGCGGAGCAATACATTAGACGAGTAAGAGCAGACGCACGAGACCCCTTGTGTGGTGTCCTAGAGGCCTCTGGAGTCCCTGTGGAACTAGACGTGACTTCTGCTACTACTAAGGTCTTCTCGTTCCCCATTAAGTCTCCTAAGAAGGCTGTGGTGGCTACGGACATGGGTGCTATGGAGCAGCTCAGACTGTGGGAGCTGTATCAGGACTTCTGGTGTGAACACAAGCCGTCCATGACTTGCTACTACAGGGACGATGAGTTCCTAGAGGTGGGGCAGTGGTTGTACAACAAGTTCGACAAGGTCAGTGGCATCAGCTTCCTGCCTTATGCAGAACACACGTACCAGCAGGCACCTTATGAGCCAGTGGACCTAGAGACGTACCAGAAGCTAGTCAAAGATTTTCCCAAGGCTATCGACTGGAACATCTCAGAGGCTTCTGACATGACCGAAGGGTCGCAGCAGTTGGCCTGTGTCGGCAACAGTTGCGAGATTTAGAGTGAACTGGGGGTCTTAAGTGACCCCTTTGTTTTACTGTTGTGTCAGCATAGAGCCAAACCTTGCTCCCAACAAAGGAGAAATTTGGCGTGTCGCTTGGCCCACAGGAGTCTGTACAAACTTCTGCATTGCTACTTGAGGGGCAGCTTGACCTGCCAAACCTCTCTGAATTGATTGAGAAGCCAGCCCTTGTCCTGCTTTTAAAGAAGCTCCTAAAGATAAACCACCTCCGACTGCTCCTCCTGCTGCGACACCAGCCCCACTCATAGCGCCAGCCAAAGTCCCTGTGGCCGCTAAACTATGATACCACGAGGGGTTCTCAGGAGTCCTTGCTTTGCTGAGTGTCGCCAAGCTTTCCCCAGCGCTTTCAATCTCTTGTTCAAGAGCCTTCATTCTTTGTGTGTTTTCTGCCAACTTGGTCGAAACTTCTGGGTTATCTCTTAACACAGCTCTTTGTTTTTTTATTTGCTCGGCAAGAAAAGACCTTTCTGTCTTGGCTTTGTTGGCTACGCGAGTTAGTTCTCTTTCTCTCCTAGTTGTCATTTTTTCAGAAAGTTTTTTTGCACCTTCGACAATACTTTTCTCATGTCTCTGGTTCAAAGCTGCTAAACTTTCTGCCTCTGCTCTTAAAGGACCTCTTCCTTGTCTGGCCTGACGTGGAGAGTTAGTTTTTATGGAAGAGATCCACTCGTCTGGGGTGAACTTGCCGTTGACTCCTGTTTTAGCAGAGGCTTTCAAAACACTATCTTTTAGAACAGAGTGTGTTGCCCATGCTTCTAAGTCTTGTTCAAAAGCCTTTAGACCTTTAGGAGAAAGCTGAGATTTCATCTGCTGATCTACAGCTTGTTGAACTTCTCTATATAAGTTCTGCATAAGAACAGACTGCCCACCAACATCTGACTTAGTAGCTGCCGCAGTACCAAAAGCACTTCTAACAGCAGATAAGTCTTCTCCTGATATTCTACCAGTTTTAGGGTTTCTTTTTGCCGCTAAAAGCTCTAAACTGTTCTTAACAAGAGAAGACACCTCTGACTTATTGACTGCCAATAACTGAAGCTGTGGGTTTCCAGAGACCCTTTCAGTAATGTCTTCTAAAAGCGTGTCTGGTTTTAAAGTAAAGGATCTTCCTTTAATAGATTTAAAACCTTCCTCTACCCACAGATTTTCTAAACGAAGCATAGCGACATTTGGATTACCAGCGTCTAATACATCTTCTATTTGGACCCTCTTAGCCCCTGCTGGGAGAGAAGAGGTAAAAGCAGCTAGTCGAAAAGCATCTGAATTAACGTCAATACTATTTTGTATTCTTTTTGTTGCTCGGGCCATGATAGCGCCGTCTTTACCTAGAAACCCTTTGTAGTTTCCTGCTATAATATCAGAAACTTCTTGGGCAGCGTCCTCAATAGAGTCTTTTTTAGAAACACGGGTGTCCGATAAATTATCTAAAGAGTTTGTTAGTTGTTTTTTAGCTTCTTTTGCTTCCGCAGAAGTAGCGTCTTTTAAGTCTCTTAAAGCCTTTTGTCTCAGTTTCTGAGCAGCCACGAGTGGACCAACAGTCACTTCTTCTTGCGCTCTTACTAATCCTTTACCACCCCAAGAAGGTCCTACGACATCTCGGTAGAAAGTCTGGAGTAAAGCTTCTCCTGATCCTTTTGTTTTGTCAGCTGCTAAAGTCAGAGGAACAAAACCCTCGGGAGTATCTAAAGGAGCCTGTACTTTTCTCTTGAACAACCAACCAAACGATCCTACTGCCCCAGCTCCCAGCGCCCCGCCTAAAGCTCCTTTCAAGGCTTCTGACCCCATGTCGTCTGGATCTTTTGCTTTACCAGCCCCATAAATAGCACCTTCTGAGGCTCCTCTGGCAATAAGCCCAGTTAAACCTGAAGCCATCTTGATTTTAGATATAGGGCTAACAACAGCCCCTGCTATTTCTAAACCTAGGGCGGCTCCGGGCTGCCTTTCAGCAAAACCTTCTTGCATCGAGTCGTAGTCTTTTCTAAGCCTGTTATAAATTTCTTCTTGGGTTTCTTCCGAACCAGCGCTCATAGCGAGTGACGCTAAACCAATGCCTACTTCATCAGACCAACCAAGAGTCGCTCCCTCAATGAAAACTAAAGCACCAGATAAACTGTCAAGACTGGTCCACTCTCCGCTTGCAATGTCAGCTTCTATTTCATTTGTCTTCTCGGGAGTGGAGTACTTAGCAAAAGGATCAGGAGAATCGTCCAGAGTTCCCACGCCTCCTAACTGTTGTTCTTCTTCTGTCTGTTGCGCGTACTTTGCAAACGGGTCTATTTCTGACATAATTACAAATCTCCTAGGATAGCATTTGCGTCTTCTAACTCTTGCTTATACTGAACATAGTCATAACCCATGTTTTTTATAAAAGACCTTCGATAATTAGGATCATCGATATTAGCCTCCATCTCTCTAATAGCTGTGGGGTCAGTGGCTGCAAACTGTTCTTGTACTTTCTTT